TCTATTATAAAAGGAGCTTTAGCTCGATCTCCTTTAAGAATTGCTCAGAAAAAAGCTCTGGATGGAAAACCTTTAAGCTCTCGGGAAAAGAAGCTTATAGAAGTGTGGGGCAAATACAAAGGTGGCGCTAAACTAAAAGAATCAGAAAGAAAATTTTTAATTGGCGCAGGATTTGAAAACCCTGGAATAGGAAGATTTGTTAGAGATGTTGCTGTTGGTTTTTCAAGAGGGGCTGTAGCCGAAGGAATAACAGAAGCTTTACAAGAAGAAGTTACTATTCAACAACGGTTTGCCATAGACCCGGAATACACAAACACTGAAGCAAATCTCCGTAGAGCTGAAGCCGCTTTTGGTGG